CCTTAAATAAAAATCTCCAGTAGTATTCTCTAACAATCCAACAAGTCCTGTATGATATAGCAACATATCACTGTCTGCACCAAAGACTGCCTGATCTCCGTCTCCCCAGAAAGCCTGTGTTTCAAAAGTTACATCACTTGAAAATATTGTATTGTTAGAGAATGTTTTTTCCCCAGTAAATGTTTGAATGCCATCCACTGCATTATCTAGATCCACTGCCATCAAGTTAATCTCTTGACGCTGCTGTTCCAGCGTATAGCTATTTGGTACGTTGCGTAATGTCATTTGATTAACTGCTTGAGTAGGGATTTAATTTCGGACATTTCTTCCTTCAAAGTATTTATTTCACTGACTACATTTCGGAACTCATTAGAAAAGGATTTGCGAGAAGACTTGGGGGCAGTGTTGATAATTGCCCCTGTAGTCATGTCTCTTACAAATCCTTCTTGTCCTTCGACCTTGACGTATCTTTGCATATCAGAATGAAGCTACTGCTCGTAGATCTTGAATCTTGGGTACATATGCTGGATCATCGGTCTTCATTACAATCTTGATGGCAAATGAAGAGAACTCGGTAAGTTCTTCTGCCGTGTATCTTAACTCTTGATAAGAAGACTGCTTCTCAAACTGACCAGAGATACTGTTCTCTGCAGTTGCAATTTCATCCTCCTGATCTGGAGATCCTGTTCCATTAAAGTATTCCCAATTAACATCATCAAAGTTTTGCTGTGATGCTGCTGGTTTAATCTTATAGAACACTTTGATGTTATCGACATCTCTAATGTTCAATGTCAAATAGACATTAATAGAACTTGCTGGATTGTTGATAAAGATCTCTTTAGTAACATATTTTGCAACCCCAGAAGTATTCAAGGAACCGTTTTCTGGTACATAATCAACACCTTGAGTAAACTCCATAGATTTGATTTCATAGAATTTACTGGTCTCGAACGATGATCCATCAAAATCAACCAATTCTCCTACTCGGAAAATGTCAGCAATCTGATCAGATGTTTGACTTTCTCTTGCATAGTCACTACCCAAAGTAATGGCACTGGTGAAATCATTATTAATTGGTTGCTTATCATTTTCTAATGTCAACATTCTGGATTTTGAATCCCAGATGATAACCTTTCCACTGATCTTATTATCATACTTCTCACTTCTTACCGAAGGATTAAAAGCAGTTACTGTTGCACCGACAACAAACGTTGGAATTTGATCGTAGATTCCATCATCAGAAACGACAATAGTTAGATTCTCATAATCACCACCCACATCAGATTGAGTGCTGAAGTATAGTTCTTCACCAACAGTAAACTGTAAGGAATTTTTAATTTTTACATAAACGTCATTGTTGATTACGCGAAGAACTTCGGATTGAGCACCAGAAGTCAAACCAGTGACATTTTGATCGATGGTTGCAAGAATATCATTTCCACCCAGACCTTCGTTATTTCCTGTGATGGTAAATTTGTAAACAGGATAGAACTGAATACTCTGATATCTCTTGCCAAATCTATCTTCAGATCCTGTGCTATTCTCTACTCTGTTAGAAATAGTTTTTACTGAAGCCGTTCTCAAATCAATCAATGGGGACAAGTGAGAAGACTCTGAAGATAGATTGATCTTATATAATAAAGAGTTATTAGTACCGTTGATAACTTCATTAATTCTTGAAGAAATAATTTTTTGATTCAAGAAATAATGCTCTTCGTTGAGGAAAGTAGTTTCCATTTCAGAAACATCATATGACTTATAGTTAGTCGTGTTAGAATCAACAGGGACTACATTTGTGGTTTGGACGAAGCTGTTAATCTTCGTGTTTGAAACTTGAAGATATGGAATTTGAGCATAGAGCTTTTCATATTTTCTATTATAAGTAGCGAGAATAGTATCGCCACCTCCAAATCCTGTTGCAGATGCTCTACTTGGTCCCACAATAGTATAAGAATCAATACCAGAATTAGCGACTGTAAACAGAGATGACTCAATATCGATCTCATCATATCCAGCAAAGTCTTCTACACCACGGAAAAATACTTTTGATTTTCCTTTTCCTTCAAAACCATGATCTCTGTGATAAACTTTGACGATAGAACTATTATTCTTAAACAGACTGGAAGTAGCAGTGCTATTTGCTAATGCATATGTTTCAAAAGCATTGGAGTCAAGTTTTTCATATCCAAGATCATTATTTTTGATTAGCAATTCTGCTGTTCTTGAAATATCAAACTTTGCTCTATAAAGAGTAAATTTAATGTCTTCGAATAAATCTTCCGTCCAAGCATTTGTATTTTGAGATTTAAATACTGAACCCAAGAGAGGTTGGGCATTTACAACCAATCCAGAAGAAATATCTGTCTCACCTAATCGTGAAGACCAAATTTCGTATTCGGTATCATCACATTCGATGTTCAATGCATATTCTGTATTATCTTGTAAATATACTGGATAATCGAAATTGAATCTGGTGGGAGTTGTGGAATCTACCGAAGAACCATCATCAGAAGCAATACCCATTCTTACAGCGGGTTCATCGATAGTAATTTTAGATTGAATAACAGCACCAGTAGCGCCATTACCAGAACCTCTAATTACTACTGAAGGTGCCTCTGTATATCCTCTACCACCAAGAGCCACTTGTGCAAAATAAAGTTGACCATTATATACCTTCGCAGATCCAGTGGCATTACTTCCACCAGGGAGTTGGGGACTTTCAATAGTGATAGTTGCACCTTCATATCCAGATCCCAAATTAGTTACATCCAAAGAAGTGACCCTACCAGAATCTTTAGCAATTTTAAGTCCTACGGTAGCATTGTTTGAATTGTTGAATTGAGTTACTGAAGTAAGTGAAAGATCTTCATTTGCAGTAAAAGAAGAACCATTATGGTTACTCAAGATAAACGTGTACACTTGCTCATTAGTGATAGAAATCTCACCATTACTAGAAGGAACTACTTCAAAATTGTTTTTATCCAGAACTTTACTAATCGGTCCAGATGCTAAAGATCTTTGACCAGTCACGTATTCACCTTGCTTAATGGTAATATTCCCAGAAGAATATACTCTCAAGAAAGTATCGGGATATAAAGTAATTTGTGTTCCTGGAATAATATACTTACTTGGTTTTTGACTCTCAATATTTGTCAAATATACTCTCAAAGGAATAGTAGAACTCTTCTTGGCAAAGAACAGATCTACGCCAGTAGCAAACATACCTCCTTCAAAATTTTCCACCTTGAAAGTTTGTGCAAGGGGATTTGGTCTTGCGGTATTTTCTGTATTGCTATCAATTAACTGTACACCCTCATTTGCTTTGAAAATTGCTGGTGCTGTAGAAATGATAGATGCTGGATTTTGAGGTAAAATACCAGTAGCATAGAATTTAACTTCTGCGTAGGTATCAACATTATTTCTATCAGAATCAGAAGAGCTTGAAGTGAATCTGATATTCTTAATTCCTGTAGAGAAATATAGTTCCTCTGACGTTTCATCATATTGTAACGTATTGATATCTCCAGTCCAAGAAGTGTTCATTCTAGGAGCATGACCTGCTGGAATTAGAATAATACCACTTGCGTTGCCATACTCATCTGTAGTAAGAGGAGTGTTAAATGTGGTTAGGGAGTTGCCAGCAACACCAGTAAATCTGGAGTCTGGATTGACCCAACGATTAACATCTCTTTGATCCATGAAGACAAACAATTGAGTCTTTGGCTTCAATCTCTTGAGAGTAAACTTAACAGGAATTGATCTTGCGAAGAATCTCAACGCATTTGCAACGTTGGTTCCATTTATAGTCTTATATCCAACACCCTTTGCAATCTCATTGTTTTGTGGGCTTACATTAGAAGAACTAGAAATACTCGCAGAACTTACGCTAGAATCGGAAACATTACTATTGCTATCTCCAAAACTATTAATATTGTAGAAAGATTTATTAATTCCTACCCAGTTGATTACAAAAGAATTGTAGATGCTTGCAAACGCTGCTCTTACGTCGCTCTTGCCCAAGAAAATTGAGAACAGATTTGTGTTGTTCTCTGTTACCAAAGGAGCTACAGTAGTGTTATACCACTGATCAATATTAGGAATCAAAGATGCATCGCCAACATATTGAATAATAACAAAAGGATTGGGATTGATAGTCTTTGTTGCAAAAGAATTGTTTGCGTAGGCAACACTCTCATAGGGGAGAGTAATTACATCCTTCGAGTTCTTGTAACCAGAAATAGTTCTTTGATCATCCCTTGTATTCACTTCAATTAAATTAAAACTATCTTCTTTTGATTGTGGGCGAAGAACTGATTGCTGGGGATCAACGGAACACTTATAATCCAAAGACTTAACGTTTCCGACTTGATGAGTTTCAAAATTATCTACAACAAAACCGCTCTTCGTTTTGTCAATTCCAAGAACGTCCTTGACTTGCATGTTGAGAGCTTGCTGTTCAAGAATACTTAATGTGGTGTAGTATTCCAAACGTTCAATACGCTTCTCCAATTTGCCAATGTCTTTCATCGTATATCTACGATTATCGACAGGAATAGTCCTTACGTCCTTGCTTGACTTTGTGAAAGCAGGGATATACATGTAGTATAGAGGAATACCATCCTCAATAATTTCTGGTTTTGTTGGATTTAAAGAAGAGTTTCCAGATTTAATTACAAACTCACCCTTCTTATTAAGAAACACACCATCAATTCTGTCAAGATACTGGGATTCACTAAATGACATAGTGTAAGGTAATCTTCTACTAGAAGAAGGCGTGCTTGATACCGCTCCACCATCACCAGTAAAACTAATATAATCTGCTTGTGAAAGTAAAGAAGTATCTTGGAAACCAGTAATGATAGCCTTGCTATCTACTTTTGGTCTAAAATCAATAACGTTCTTGAGATTTACGATACCATAAACGGTGCTGTTGAATGATGGAATTTCATCAGCAACTACGCCTGCCTCATGAATGTAAGAATCTACAGTACAGAAGTCTCCTTGAGAATGTTGGAAGTAATCAAAAGCAACAACAATCTGACCTGTTGGTGGGGAGAATCCTGGTTTTAATACAATTCTTGAAACATCATAGAAAGTTTCTCTTTGTCCATTATCAAAAGTAAATCTGTCGGTAATATCCGTTCCTACAACCAAATTACCATTTACATCTACAGTTGGGGGAGAAGAAGCAGATCCCTC